GCATTCAGGTTACCAACAACTTCAAATTCTTTAATGAATTGATTATTTTCTCTCCCTATATCTTGAAATGAAGTAAAATAGGTTTGTAAATTTTTGAACAATGTAATATATTTATTCTGACCATCTGGAACATTTGATTTATAATTGTTTATGATTTCAACCATCTGTTCTATATTATCATCCATGTCACCTAGAGATACCGTTCCAAAATATTCATTTTCTTCTCTTTCTTCGTTATTTTCGTCACCGTCAAATTTTCGTCTAGATCCCGCAATATCATATACATTTTTTATATTTTTTGCTACCGGAAGCATCCAGTATAGCATTTGTTTGAAATTTTGATTTATATTATTTACCAATGGTTTCCAATTTGCATCTATTTTTATAAATTCGGTTATTGTCCCACGATTATCAAACTTGGAAAAATCGACGCGTAATTGTTTAAATCGTTCAATCATGATATGTATATTATTCAATACCGATGGGGTACGATCTGAATTAGGAATCGTTGAAAGTATTTCATCTAATAAATCAGTTATTTGAACATCTATATTATACCGTTGTTTAGATTCGTCGACATTTACAAATTGCGTGATAGGTTCATATTCTTCGCCAAATTGAAGTTCATTTGCGCTAATTATGAATTCGCGGATATGAGTTTTTACTGATTCATCTGGGATTGCGTAGTAAATATCGTCTTCATCAATATATCCACCCTTTCCTTCTTCAATTTCCTTTTGCTGCCCTTGTTCTTCTTCCTTTTGTTCTTCTTCCTTTTCTTGTCCTTCTTTTTGTTCTTCTTTTTGTTCTAGTTCTTGTCCTTGGACTATCGGTTCGCGAATCTCAATAGTTTCAATAGGAAGATCTTCGGGTATCCCTTTATATGCAAAATTAATATACAATATATCATTATCAGGGTACGTTTTAAATTCAATCATATCTTCCTCCAAATTAGTTATCTCGCCTGTAATTATTGTCGGCAATTCGCCACCAAAATAAATATTAATCCATGTTCCAGGAAGTAAATTATTTTGTCTAGCATATCCTAATTTATCATTTCTATATAATAATATTATAGATGTAATTGTACCATCTCCTAATGTTCCATCTTCATTAATTTTTAGTTGGATCGGAGTCAATTCATCCGTATTAATCAATTGGATTTTCGATGAATCTATATACTCAATAATAAATGTCTTATTATCCAAATTTTCATTTAACTGTGCGTGAAATCGCACAATATCACCTAATTGCAAGGTTATTATTTTATTTTTATTTTTCGAAGAAAATTCTTCTAATTCTTCTTCCGTTTGTTCTATTTGTTCTATTTGATTTTCCAATTCGGGTTCTAATTCGTTTTCCATAGTTAATGACATTACCTATAATAATATTAGAAAATTATATCTTTATAATAAAAAATATATAAGTGATATAAGACTTTGTTATGGTGATTCCATACAATATGTACCAATGCCATCTCTGTACCATTTGATAATTATTGATATCGCGATAGTTGGTTGTCGTTTGTTGGATTTCATAAATATAAAAAAAGCTATTCATTTTTTATATTTATATTTATTTATATATATATAGTTGTATAATGGTTCGTCGCAGTAAAATATCGCGAAAATATAGTAAAAGTAATAAAAAGAGAAGTATTAGGAGAAATACAAAAAAACGTAAATTTCAACGTGGTGGGGTTGGATGGGGGGGTAGGTGTAGTAGCGTAGATATGCCGGGTTTTAATTGTGATTACGGCCTCATATGTAAAAATGCTCCCGTGTCACATGCATTCGCGTGTGGTTTCAATCGAGCGGTTTGGCTCGAACCACCCAGAATAGAGGAAACGAGAACTTGTCAACGACCTTCGCGATTAGATTACACCGACCGGAAAGAAAAATGAGACAAAACAAAGAAATCAATCGTTATATATTATTTTTATATGAAAATTATATAAAAATAACATACTATACTATACATCAACGCATAATGGATAATGAAAGTTTAATAAACGAAAATAAAATAATAAAACAAGAAAATGCTAAATTAAAAGAACAATTAGAAAAATATACACATTCACAGAAAGAATATTATGAAAAAAATAAAGAAATTGTGAATGAAAAAGCAAAGGAAAGACTAAAAAAATTAGCAGAAGACAATCCAGATAAACTTAAAGAATATAGAAGAAACGCATATTTAAAACGAAAAGAAAAATTGAAAGAATTAAAAAATAATGAAAATATTTAGGAATAATAATAATCTTTATAAAGTTATTTAAAGATTATTATCTTTAGTAAGTATATAGGATGAACCGGAAAGAAGAACAACCCGACAAATATCGGTGTTTGAAACTTCCTATTACTTCCATACTCATTTGTGATGCAGAAAGAAAACAAGAAGTGTTGAATAATATGGAAATACTACAAAATGCGATTATTAGAACTAATAGTATTACTACAAAAACCTATTTTTTATTACGATTATGGGTGTTGCAAAAGTATCACACCAATTTAGAAATTCCTGAAATAACAGAAGACACTATTTCAATGTGTATGAAATCTTTATTGATACCATCTTCCGGTCAAAAACCAAAAGGGAATAATTTATTGTTATTGCAAGAATTTCAACAACTACATAATTACCAATTAGAAGATGGAAGTAATTTATCTGCTATTTTAGATTATTATACTACCACTATGATAACTTCTGTAGAAAATAATATCAAGATGCGATTTTTTGATTACATCAAACGATTTGTAAATTCCTATTTCACGCATCTTTATCAAGATGAAATTATCAATAAAGAATTCAAGAAGCAATTATACAAAGAAATCAACTTGGTTAAAAACGACATTATCAATAACACTCTTACTTGTGATGAAAAATATCATAGTTGGTTAAATATAAATCGGTATCAAATCGTTCCTGAAACATTTGCAAAGCCGGGCGAGCCTATGGAAACTAGTTATTACTACGACATCAAAATCACTCCTTATAAGTATTTGAAACATATGATATTTATGTGTTTAGAATTAGAAAAGTTGGAAAGAAAATCATTCCAGTTTTTTCCAATTCAAACTAACGCTATTCCAAGACACATTCAAATTGATACAAAGGCGGTTGTGGAATTGTTTGTGGATACAAAGAAACATCAAAAATTATTAGATGTTTGGATTACGGAAGTAAAGAAAAACAAGAAAGGCAAAATAATGAATAAAGGAAAAGGTGATTTATATAATTGTTTGGAAGAAAACAAGGAATTTATTTGGGATACCTTTTTTGATGTGAAACAAATCATGAATAACTATGATTTTGATTATACTATTATTACGGATGGTTATGCTACCTCATTGCGGTTTTTACACAAGGATTTTGTGGAAGAAGAACAAGCAAAAAAGGATAAAATGAAAGCAGGTAAGAAAGCATTACAAGGACTTACCAAAGCAGAAAAGGATGCAGTAAAAGAAACAAAAAAACAATTACAAAAAGAATTAGCCAAGCAAAAACGATTACAAAATAAAGACAAACCAAAGAAATCCAAGAAGCAAGAAAAACAGGAAAATCCAGAATTCCAATATATAGATGAAGTTCCAAAAGAAGTATTAGAAGGAAAACATATTTTTATTGACCCTGGAAAGCGTAGTTTATTTTCAATGATGGATGATGATGGTAAGTTTTTTTCTTATACAAACCGGAAATATTTGAAGGAAACAAAACGATTGAAATACCAGTCATTACTTAAGCATTACAAGGATAAAATAGGAATAACGGAAATAGAACAAGAACTCAATAAATATAATTCCAAAAGTTGCAATATAGATAAATTTCAAGAATACATAACCGCAAAATTAAAAGCAAACGAAAAATTAGTTCCATTATATCAAGGAGAAAAATTTAGAAGATACAAATGGTATGCTTACATCAATAAAAAACGAACCGAAGATAGAATGGTGAATAAAATAGCAAAAAAATTTAGTAAAGACCATATTATCATTATTGGAGATTGGAGTATAGGAAAGCAGATGCGAAACTTTATTTCCACACCAAATCTAACGCTAAAAAGAAAATTACAAAAGCAATTTCAGGTATATAACATAGATGAGTTTAGAACATCTTGTTTATCTTACAAAACGGAAGAACCTTGTAAGAATTTATACTTGAAATTCAAAGCAGATACAAAACAAAAAGACCGAAAGATACATTCAATCCTAACATATCAAATGGAAAATAATAGGAAAGGATGCATCAATCGTGATAAGAACGGATGTAGAAACATCCAAAAAGTATTCAATAGTTATATGCTAACAGGAGAAAGACCTGAAAAGTATAGAAGAGAATACAAATTCCAATAAGATATACTAACCACTACAACCATAATAAGTTGTAGTCGTCAAATAGTATAATGCCCTTCGGGGTGCATTTGCACCATTGGAAAGAATAATTGAGTATTTTTTATTTTTTTAATAGAAGTTTGTCTCATTTTTCTTTCCGGTCAGTGTAATGCTGACAATGCATTTTTTAATTTATCCGTTACCGATGATGTATTTGATTCTGCTACTGGTCCCGTTACTGATCCTGGCACTGATCCAGTTACTGGCCCCATTACCGATCCTGATACTGATACAGGTGCAAATGGGCCTAATTTCCAACTATATTCCATCATTGGATTTGGCGGGACATTGTTTCCGCTACTATCTGACAACGAATATGGACAAGAATAATTGGATGGACTGTTTGATAATTCGCACGGATTACATGATCCATTTATAAATGTAAATCCAGGAATCAATGATGTTAATTGGTCATTTGGAATAGGAATCGTTAGATTACCACTTGCATCCTGTTTCATGAACGAATAATTACCGGCACTATCCGCAACACACCCGCCATATCCTCTTGCAGTCATAGTAAATTCAATCAAAGTTCTCATACCCCACCCATACTGCATAATTCCAAATGGATACATCTTTTGCATGCCGGCTACAGCTGCATTTATTTTATCAGATGTTTGTGGCGGTTTTGCGGTCGCATTTTGTTGATTAGCTGTTAATGTCATTGCTTTTATTTGATCTGGTGTCCACGACCAAGTACCAGTTGAAATATATTGTTGTGCTTCAGCATCAGTTGCAAATGGCATAAAAAATCCACTCATCATTTGAGTTGCTGATTGCTGCAATTGTGCAATGGATTGGGTGCCAGGAGGAGTACTAGTTTGTTCTGCGGCGTACACATTTTTAGCCCACGCGGGAGGGAAATTTTTAATTGTATCCGCCGACCAGGTATTTGTCATTCCTTCTCTAAATGATACAATTGGCGAAAATATGTATATAAAAAAAATAACAACGCCTAAAAATAATAATAATCGAAGATATATTTTTTTATTATCCATTATTCTTTTTATAGTATAATCCAATATAATATTCTAATTCCAATAATCTAAAACTTGACTCTAATATTTTGATAAACCGTTAATGCCGCAGCAATGCATTCTTTTAAATTTTGTTTAACTGCTCCTTTATCCGAAATATCATGGTATGCAACTCGAATAATACTATCTGAATCATGAGGATGCATTTTTTTAAATCCACAATACGATAATGTTTTCACACCTTCAAAGAATTTCGAATATAATATATATTCAATGACTTTACCAATAGTATAATCCTCGTTTTTCAAAATAATATCATATGAATTATTCAATGTATTTACAGACGGAGTAATTTCAAGATTATCCGTATCAATAAGCGTATCCAGTTCCTCCAATTTTATAATAATAATCTCGCATGCTTTTTTCACTAAATCATGATTCGTAAAAATACCAACCGTCTGCACAATAAAATCGAAACTATCTGGTCTAATTACCCGCTGTCCGTCTAACAATCGCCAATCTTTTGATTCAAATTCAATCGCCGCCTTATCCAGTCCCTTTTCTTTCCACACATGTACTTTTTTAGTTAATTCAATTTCTTGCTGTACTGGATCTACTGTATATCCATATGAACACGTACTTACCACGTTAAACATACTATCTAATTTAGCATTCCCGATTGAAAATTCACAGGTCAATTGCAATTTTTCGCCAAGAATTTCGGCCGAGATTTTAGGCCGAAGACGCGCAAAATCTATATAGTATCCAGTTTGTTCGCACGGGGGGAATATTGTTCGAGTATCCTTTTCGGATAAATAATCGCCAGTCTGTACATTTTTAATTCTGAAATCTTCAGTCGTTACAAACATAATAGTATCTGTCAAATTTTCCTTGTCGACTTCCACAATATAATTCTGTAATGGCATTTGTAGATCAGTGATATGGATTGGAATACAACTAAGTCGTTGTTTCAATATTTCATTATTTAGCCGTGTTGTATTAATTGTAATATTTGCTTTATTTGATTCATATGGACTTGTTCTAAATACAACTATAGGAATATCCGATAAAAGGGTTCGTCTAATTGCATTTGCCAGACTTACATTTACTCCCGACAATGTAAATGTAAGCGTATCTCCATCTTCCACAATTGTTTGAATTAGTGGATTCATTGTTGTTTTTGTATTGGGTTTTTGGGTATTTGGGTATTATTATAAAAAGGTATTTTGTGTTTATATTATTTAGGTGGTATTATTTATTATAATTAATATTATTAATCAATTTTTTATAAAAAATGAGTTAAAAAGATAATGCAAAAACCTATTATTAGAATATTAGAATAAGAAATAATGGGTTCAATATTATATTATTCGAATTTTTGCGAGCATTCAAAGAAATTGTTGCAAACTCTTTCAAAAACACAAGTTAGTAAAGATATTCATTTTATTTGTATTGATAATCGGGTTAAAGATAATGCGGGGAAAGTTCATATTGTTTTAGAAAATGGACAAAAAATAATTATGCCCGAAAATGTAAGTAAAGTTCCTGCCTTGTTATTATTGAGTAATAATTATCAAGTTCTTTACGGTGACCAGATTTATAATCATCTTAAACCTAAACAAGAAATTGTTACTAAACAAGCAACACGAAATAATATGGAACCGGAACCTATGGCTTTTTCTTTAGGAGGCGGTGGGGGTGGGTTTGGGATTGCGTCTGATCAATATAGTTTTTTGGATTTAGATGCAGATCAGATGAATACTAAAGGGGATGGAGGGTTGAAACAAATGCATCAATATGTGAGATTGGATCACGTGGATACTATTAGCACAACACTAACAGATGAACAGGATAAACAGGGCGGGCGGTCTAGTGGAAATATGACATTGGAACAATATCAACAACAACGAGATAAGGATACCTCGACATTACAATCTTCACAAAAACGATCTGTTGTATAATATGAAGACTGAACAATAAAATAAAAATAACTGTAAAAACAATTTAGAAAAATATTGGTGTATTCTAATAATAAAAAATAACATGTCATCGACCCAAGTATTAACCTTACTTACTGCTTTTAATGATCATTTTATTGAATTTGTTAATGATATTATACGAGTATTTCCCGAAGATCCCGATATTCTGGCAGCAAAAACATCATTTAGTTTAATCAGAAAAGCAAATCCGAAAATGATTGTTAAAATATGGCAAAGTTATGTCATACATAAATATGGGACGGAAATTGAGGCGGGAGATATTAGTTTTTTTGTGAATAAAGATTATGGCGACGATTTAACGAATTCTGGCAATTCTGATAAAATTGTGGAGGCGATTGATCGATTGCGTAATCCGGTGAAATTGATGAATCCCGATGAACAGAAAAAGGTTATGAAATATATGCAAAATCTTAAAAAATTATCCACTATGTATCATTCACTCGTGTAATTTGTTTGTTTTGTTTTGTTGTTTGTTTTTTGTGATTGGTTGTTTTTATTTTTGTAAATAATATAATTTCACCAAGTTTAACTTAAATATTATTATTCTATTACACATATAATAATAATGTCGTCCCCCGATGAACCGAAAATAGAAATTCCAGATGAATTTTCAAAACTTATCGCAGATTTTATTACTGATATTACAAATACTTTTCCCGAATATGCTCCAATTATTAATAAATGGTGGACGGTAGATGATTCTATTAATACAGTATTTAAACATTGTGTCCAAGTTTTTCCGGATCGATTTTTTGATATTTTATATCAAAACGAAGAAATGTTTAGCAAAGAATCTGATGTTAATACGGAATTTTTACCTGGATTAAGTTTTAAATATATGTGGCAATGTGATATTAGCACTAAAACCAAAGAAACTATTTGGAAATATCTGCAATTGATTTTAATTTCTATTGTTGGGTGTGTAAAGGACCGCAATACATTGTTCGGGGATACATCTAAATTATTCGAATCTATTAACGAAGATGAATTTAAGGGAAAATTAGAAGAAACCTTGGAGAAAATGCAGTCTTTATTTGAACGACCTGCCACTACGACAGCAGCAGAAGCAGAAGCAGTAGCAGTAGCAGAAGCAGAAGCAGTAGCAGTAGCAGTAGATCCACCCGTAATGAACGAATTGCCGCAGATGCAAGATCATATTGCCGGTATGTTGAATGGGAAATTGGGGGAGTTGGCGAGGGAAATTGCAGAAGAGACGGCCGGGGATATGGACATATCTATGGAAAATATGACGGATATTAAAGATGTATTCCAAAGTTTATTTAAAAATCCCGGAAAGTTGATGGGGCTTGTTAAAAATGTCGGGGATAAATTGGATTCGCGAATTAAATCGGGGGATATTAATCAAAACGAATTAATTACAGAGGCTAGTGAAATGATGGCCAAAATGAAGAATATGCCAGGAATGGACAATATTCAGGGGATGTTGAGTAAGCTGGGCATGGGTGGAGGTGGTGGAGGTGGGGGTGGAGGTGGTGGAGGTATGGGCGATATGATGAATATGATGAATAATATGATGGGTACCGCCACTAATAATAATAGTAAATTGGATACGACGAAAATGGAACGTAATATGAAAGCGGCACAGACAAAAGAACGCATGAAGAAGAAGATGGAGGCGAAACATGTAGCTGAAATGATCGCCAAGGCCAAAAATGCTGCTATGTCTGTACCCGGATCAACAACAACAACAACAACAACAGCAACAGCAACAGCAACAGTACCATTAATGACGGACGATGAATTGGTTGCTTTTTTTAGCGAATGTGATCGAGCAGAAAAAACACCAAGAAACGCAAATCGTAATAATGCTTCTATCGCTATTACTCGGACCAGTCCATCCATTACCATTACAGCACCAACAACTAACCCAATAACTAATTCAGTGGTATCCTCCGGCGATAAGAAAAAGAAGAAGAAGAAGTAAGCTGGAAACAAAAATAAAGAAAAGAAGAGAAAACAAACAAAAATAAAGAATATTATATATAATTTAGTAGAGAGATATATATAATATAATAATAATGTCAACACAATTTTGGATAAATGACCCGACCATATTATTAAATAGAGAACATATTTCACAAGTATGGATTAGTCCCAGAATGTCATTTGAAGAAAAATTAAATGCAATTACGCGATTAGTTATTTTATTAACTGTTTTAGGATTTTTCTTAACAATGTCTCACGGTCTTGTTCTTTTTGGACTATTTACTTTAGCTATTATTATCGCATTATATTATTCCCGAAAAAGTCAATGGGCTAAAAATGGCGGCGATGGCAGTGGTGAGGGGTTTCAAAATATACCCGTTAGTGAATCCAAAAGTCATAAATTATTGAATCCAGCAACATTAGTGCCTTTTTTAAAGTCGGAATTTGAACAAACAAGTAAAAAGAATCCATTATCCAATGTTTTATTAACTCAAATTCATGATACACCTAATCGATTAGCTGCACCACCTAGTTTTCATACTGAAGTGTATGAAGATATTAATACCAATACTAAAAAAATGGTACAAATGTTAAATCCTGGTATTAAGAGTACTAATAAACAACTTTTTGGTGATTTGGGTGAAAAATTCGAATTTGATCAATCTCAGCGATCTTTTTATAGTACCGCAAATAGTAAAGTATGCAATGACCAAGGCGCTTTAGGACAATGGCTTTATGGTTTCATGCCTTCGGCTCGCGAAGGTAATCAATTTGCACTTTTACAGGATAATCAGAGATATTTATTATATTAGTTGTTTAGTAATAATAAAATAACAAATAACTGTAAAAATATTATATAATTATAGATAAAATAAGATAAGAGATGGCATTTGTAACTGATTATA